GATAAATGGAAGATAAATATACCATTTATTTACATCGTAATATTATAAATCAAAAATGTTATGTTGGTCAAACAAAAGAATTAAATCCAACTAGACGATGGAGAAATGATGGAAGTGGGTATAAATCACAAACCAAATTTTATAATGCCATTCAAAAATATGGGTGGGAAAATTTTGAACATATAATTTTAGATGTTGTAAATACAATAGAAGAAGCTAATCAAAAAGAACAATTATATATTATTTTATTTGATAGTTACAATAATGGATATAATGCAGATTACGGTGGAAAAAATGCTGAAGTTAGTTTTGAAGAAAAACTAAAAATTTCAGAATCATTAAAAAAATATAATCAAAAACATCCAGAAGCAGGACAGAAACATTCAAAATTTTTAAAAGAGTATTATCAAAATAATCCTAAAGAGCGTATAAGAATTTCTAATGAACAATCTGAACGTTGGAAAGACCCAGAGTTAGCAAAAAAATACCAAGCAGGATTAGACAAGACACATGCCCAAAAACGTAAAGCTGTTCGTTGTAAAAATAATAATATGATTTTTAATTCTATTACTGAAGCAGCTAAATGGTGTGGATTAAAAAACGGTACTGGTATTAGTACTTCTTGTAAAAATCCTGGACGTAAAGCTGGACGTATGCCAAGAACAAAAGAATTATTAGAGTGGGAATATTATGAGCCATAAAGTTAAATGCAAATATTGTGAACAAATATTCGATCGCGATAAAGAACCAGCTATAAAAGAAAAAAACAGGTATTTTCATAAAAAATGTTATGAAATTTATATTAATTCATTGTCTCAAGAAGATAAAGATATAACAGCTTTTTATGATTATACCAAAAATTTGTTTGGTCAAGAATATAATTATATGATGACTAAAAGATTAGCTGAACAATATCATAAAAATTATGGATATACATATTCTGGTATGCTTAGTTCATTAAAATGGTTTTATGAAATTAAAGGGAACTCTTTAGAAAAATCCAATGGTTCAATTGGTATTATACCATACATTTATAATGATGCAAAAAAGTATTATTATAATCTATATTTAGCACAGCAAAAGAATAAACAGATTAAGAATTATATTGCGGCGGTAGAGGAAATTACTATCCCGCCGCCAGAAATGTTACAACCAAAACCAAAATTATGGTTTGATGATGAGGAGGACGATGAATGAGTAGATATACAGATATACCAGCTACAATGCAAGTAATTGGAGCAATATATCAGAATCCTTCTCTGTTGGATAATGAAAAATATAGCTTTAATCAAGAAGATTTTACAGAAGAGTTTCACCAAGTATTATTTGGTTCTATTTATAATCTGCATGCACTTGGCGCAGTAACAATAGATGAAACAACTATTGAAACATATCTTGAACAACGACCAAAAAAGTTAGCAATTTATAAGACTAACAATGGTAATGAATATCTTAAAAAATTAAAAGAAACAACCCAACCCGCAGCTTTTAATTATTATTATAACAGAGTTAAGAAAATGACTTTGTTCAGAATGTATAAAGAACAAGCGGGAATGGATTTATCTTGGTTATATGATATTGATAATATCTTTGACCAGAAAAAGAAACAAGAACAAGAAGATTGGCTAGATAATACATCAATTGATAAAATTGCAAGTATTATTGATGGTAGAATCGAACAAATTAAAGCTAAATATGTTGATAATGCAGATACTAGTTTTTCACAAGCTGGAGATGGTGCTGATGAACTGATTGATAGATTAATGACCATTCCAGAAATCGGTTATCCTCTTTATGGTGATTTAGCAAACGCAATTACAAGAGGAGCGAGACTAGGTAAGTTGTATCTTAGATCTGCCGCAACCGGTGTAGGAAAAACAAGAGCAATGATAGCTGATGCTTGTACTATTGCTTGTGGAGAATTATATAATAAAGAAAAACAAGAATGGGTTTCTAATGGAACAAAAGAATCTGTAGTATATGTTACAACAGAACAACAGACAGATGAAATTCAGACAATGATGTTAGCTTTTGTATCTGATGTAGATGAAGACCATATTCTGTATAATAAGTATCAAGATGGAGAACTTGAAAGAGTTAGGAGGGCGGCGGCGGTGCTGTCGGATTCTAATCTCCAGATAAAAAGACTCCCTGATTTTGGACTTCAAGATATTGAGAATGTAATCAACTTTAGTGTAAGAGAATATGGTACAAAATATTTCTTCCACGATTATATTCACTCAAGTATGAAAATTCTGTCTGAAGTATCTGGTAAGAGTAGAGTTGAAGGACTAAAAGAATACAATATCTTGTTTATGATTGCCGTTAGATTAAAAGATTTAGCGGTTGAGCACGGAATATTTATTGAAACTTCAACTCAGTTAAATATGGAATATAGAACTGCGCAGGTATATGACCAGAATCTGCTTCGTGGTGCAAAGAGCATTGCAGATAAGATTGACTTGGGTGAGATTATGCTTGATGCAAGCACAGAAGATATTGAAGCGATGAAACCACTTCTTAGTCAGAATGGTTTTCCAACACCAGATACAAAAATATCTGTTTATAAAAACAGAAGAGGTAGATATAAAGATGTACTTATATGGTGTGTATCAAATAAGGCAACTTGTAAGATTACCCCAGTATTTGTGACAGATTATCAATATGGATTATTAGATATTCAACCTTTAAAAATTAATATTAGAGAGGAGTCTGCATTTTGAGTTGCGATTATTACCAAATTTATGTAGATAATGTATGTATAGCTAAATATGTAACTTTAGACTATGCTGTAATTTTTACTAAAGCTATTTTTAATGAGTTCTATAATGAAATGGATTTAAGAGTAACAGTACAAAAAATGAATTTTAATACAGAGGCATGTGATGGCTAACGAATATGCATGTAGTAGATGTAAAAAGTCTGGCTCTAAAAAGAGTATCCCATATAAAATCATTTATGATACAGATGGTATGGGTGTAAAATTTGTAGGCCAGCTTTGCGAAGATTGTTATAAGAAGATATTTAATCAAAATGAGCAGAAAGAAACCACAGAAACAACCAAATAGACCGAGAGTATATACACCTAAACAATCTGTAAGAAGAATGGAATGGTTTATAGATGAAACTCCCGCAGTAGGCAAGAAATGTAAAATTTGTGATGAAACATTTTATTACAACTTAGATACAGAAATTTTTTGTCCAACCTGTAAAAAGACATTAAAAAAACTAATTATTCAGAATATAGAATGAAGTTTAATAAAGACGAAATCAAAAATTCATTATCAATAGAGCAAATAGAAGATATTGTGGCAGAGTTAGGCGGCGAGCCTAGATCTATGGGTTCGTTCCTGACCTGCCGCACTATTTGTCATGGGGGCGATTCTCATAAATTGTATTACTATGATAATACAAAGCTGTTTAAGTGTTTCACAGAATGTGACGAAACCTTTGACATCTTTGAATTGATTCTTAAAATCAAAAAGCGTGAGGGTGAGAACTGGACCTTATATAATGCTATGATTTATGTTATAAATTTCTTCTCTCTTGATTTTGAAGGAGATTTTTACAACGAGGCTCAGTCTTCACCGGATTGGCAAATTTTTAGCAAATGGGCCAAATCACAGTTTACTGATGATAAACAAAAAATCATCGACCTCAAAATTTATGATGATAAGATTTTGAATAATTTACCTCAGCCGCGGATAATGAACTGGGAACGTGAAG